CGGTAGAGTTTGAATCAGTCGCACCTTGAAGTTGAACTGGCATAAAGTTAGAAGACATAAAGTCATTGCCACGTTCGGCAGATACAGTAAAGATAAATTTCCAAACATAGCCATCAGCAGTTCTAAATGAATTATTATTTGATCCAGTTGGCTCAATAGTTGATGGTTGAGCAACACCAAGAATATTACGACCGGTTTCAAGACAAACATAAACTTGATTATTATCTGTCATAATATAATATGGATTAGTTGGATAACCACCCTGTTGATCATCATATTGAGAATAAATGGCGCCAGAAGACCAGTTATTACGAGGAACAACTAATGAAGTACCAGTTACTTTCTTAACTGATTGCATTCCATCTCTAAAACCACTTATCTCTGTAGGAGTATTAACTGGTGTCGGTACAGTATCTGAAGAATCCCATTGCTCGGATCTACCTACACCAATATAATACTTTTTTGAATCACTCGTAAATTGCTCAAAAAAGTCTGAGGCAATTTGTCGTTTAAGGGCATCTGTTACAACTGCTGGCATTTTCTAATCCTTATGTACTAATCTCTGCACCAAGTGCAATACGTCTAAAATATCCTGGGCCGGCGGCACTATCACCATTACTATCATAAACAGCTAAGCATTGTGCACCGGAGTTTCCGTTGGTGCAGAATATCAAAGTACCATGAGGTGGAGTATTAGGAGCCGAAGCTACTGTATAGTTCCTTAGATTAACTACATCCACTCTTGTTTGAGTATAAGATGAGTCAATCATTTGAATAATGTCAGATGAATCGAGTTGTGATGAATCTGCAATTGATAATACTGCAGCAGAATCAAGAATATTGACTACTGAATGCACATGACTTGAATCAATAAATCCTTTAACATATGCACTATCAGCAAATGCTTTTACGTAACTACTATCTACAATATCTGTTACTTCATTCGAATCAAATGTAGATGTTAATTGTCTAAACTGAATATAAGCACTATCAATTAATAATAATGCATGTACAGAGTCAACTGAATTATTTCTTATTAATGTAATAGTTGATGCTGAATCAAATGCTGTTCCTGTAATGAATGACACATAAGCACTATCAACAATCTGTGTAATACGAGATACTGTTGCAATTGTGCCTGAACTATCCGGCAATAATAATGTATTGTCTGATGTAGGATCAGATGCTAAAAGTAATGTTTCGTGTGAATCTGCAGTAGATCCTTCAAATCGAATGCCGCCACTATCAAATGATAGTCCACTTCCACCAATACCAGCAGTAGCTTGTAAAACACTAATATCTCCATATACTTCAGAGAAGTTATTGTTTATCTTATTACCAGCAGTTCGCAGATCATCGCCGGTTCCGTCGTTACCGCTTGCTCCTACATTAACATTTTGTTGTGCCATTTTATATCCTACAATCTAATTAGTGTTATTTATAATGATTTCTAGACAGTACTCGTTGAACCATAAGAATAAGTTTGGAATTGCTGTTGATCAAACGTTTTAAGCGTATGATCAAATCTAACTGCAGATCCTGTAGAATCTGCTTCATCCATAGTAAGAACGTATCCACCCCATTCATCTATACTGCTATACATCGATGCAATACTATCCATTGAGAATGCAGAGTATTGCGACATCTTAACATATGGATTCATTCTTTGAGATGCACTATCTGCATCATCATCATCAGGTATTAGTAAAGAAGCACTGGCAAATGGTGTACCGAATTCAATTGTGGCCGCAGAATATACTTTTGTGGTATTAGCAAAGGGATCAAATATAGATTCAGCTGTAGTGATTGTTACATTGCCAATACCTTCAAGAACAGTTTCAGCTGCAAGATGAAAACCTGATGGATGAACAAAGTTACGATACAAAGTCTCCCAAGTAACAAGAGAAATAGGTGAACGAATTAATACAGAAAAAATTTGATAGATTTTACCATCTTGTAAAAGGTTATCAGCTTCAGCACCGATATGACCTTGTTGTGATGTATCTCCAATTCGCATCAATCTATCTTTAGGATACATGATTTCTACGTTTTCGTTAAAGAACGCTCGAAAGAATCCTTCGGCTGAGTATAAAGATCCTTTGACTCTAAAAAAGTTTCCAAAGTTTAATAATGCTTCTCTTGGAAATAAAAATTGGCCCGAAGAAATACCAAGTGCAATTTCATCAAACACAAAATCTAAATTTTTAAGAGTAGCATCCTGTACATCTCGTATTGTAAGGAGTTCATTGATGGCACCTCCAAAGTTATCATCTGAATCAAGGAACTCGTAGTATCCTTCTAAGAACGATACAAGTGCTGGATAGTCTTCAGCAAAATGTTCCGGTAGTACTTGTTTTACTAAACTAGTTTTAAAGTTCGGTGCAAGTCTAAAATAATCTTTTTGTGTTTCGAATGACATGTTACACGGTTACTTCTAACGATGTGGTTTGACGATCAATGGTTGCAGTCGCTGAAGACTTAGCTGTATCTAATCTCAGTATATAATTTCTCAGTGGCTTAATAAAAGAATCTTGCTCAGGCACTACAGAGAATATAAGATAAGAATGTCCAGTAATAATTTGTGAAGGTTCAAATGCATTTATTGCAATCGTACCTGCTGTAGCGTTATATTCACCAATATTATCAAGCAGTACATTTCCATCTAAGTCTTGAATTTCTAAAACAGTTGACTTCAAACGATTTTTAATTGTTGCTACTACACCTTTGAATTCAAATGCTGATGATGTAACTCGATGCAATGCATCATCTGGTGTAGCAATCTTAATTGGATAATTCAAAGTAAATGTATTAAGAGCATTAATAGTAATATCTTGCCGTAATGATGGTTTTACTGTAATCGATGAACTTAAAATAGAAGTATCAAGTGCATCGATTTCTGTAGCTAAATTAGATTTGCGGAAGACAGTATCAAAGTTTTCAACATTAGCTGCAAAGTATGTTTGCAAGAATTGATAGATATCTGTTTCCATTGCACCAAGAGTTTTACCAGTAAGTGCCGGATCAAACTGAAATGCTACGTTAACTTCCATAAAGACATCAATAGGATCTGTATATTTAGTTGTCATTGACATAACAGAAAGATTATTAGTAAAGTTTCCAATAATGCCATCTTTCACATTTTGTTTTACTGTATCTGATGTTCCTGCTTTAAAGTTAAGTGAAATATAGATTGCACCATAATCAAGAGGAACATTCTGATCTCCTGACCAGACTGCAGCATTTTTTACTTGTGGAAAGTTTGTTTCAATCATACCTTTATAATCAAGCGATGTCACAAGTCTTTTCTGCGCTGCAAATGCAATAGGTGCTAATTGTCGAATTGATTCTACTGTTTGTTTTGGTGCACCACCAGTTGATTCAGTTGCAGTTACAACATTAAGAGGATATGTAACACTGTTGATTGTAATCGTAGTTGCTGGAATAAAGACTGTACCATTATTAGCAAGCTCGGCTTTAGTTGATAGATATGTTACTACAACCTTTTCACCCGGTTCTGGTGATTTACCAAATGATATGCCATCACCAAAGTTTAACTCATAGAAACCATTAGGTGATTCATATATAGAAAAATGAGTTGTATTAGCATTTACATTAATTGCTTGTGATAAAGGTGTATATGTTATAAAGGTACTTGATGATGCAGTTTCAAATACTTCAACTACAGCTGTTGATTTATCCATTGTTTGGTCAGGTATAACATAGACTTGTCTTTCATCTTTTTCACCTACAAGAAATGTTTTTGTTTTTTCTACGCCTTCGAATATGCTAATATTATCAGTGCCATCAGATGCTTTAAAATTATATACACCGGATCCATTATCCAATGCATAGAATGCTTCTCTTGTTCTAAATGTATATGATACACCATCAATTGAAGATGTAAAAAGGGTACCTTTTGCTAGCGCTATTTGTGCTGGCCTACCTGATACACCAGTAAGATTCAATGAAAGATTAACAATTGCACGTGGAGCTGCAGCAGATGTAACTTCATATCCGAGTGTTTGAGCATGAGATACAACTGAACTTCTTAATTGCGCAGTTGTCAAAAATGATTCATTCATAGAATAGTTTGCGGTAAGAGCATTTACATGTGTATTATATGCTAGCACATCGAGAAAATTAGATAAACCTGCCGCTTCAAAGTCGTAATCATTATATTCAGTTTTCTTTTGAAAATGAGACTTGAGCTTTTGTTTAATATTTGTAAAGTCTAAATCGGTAGATTTAATAGTACTTGCCATGTTATCTTAACCTTGCTAATGGAAACTCAAGTTCAACAACTTCGCTAGTTGCAACTATCTGAAATGTAACTGTAACTCTTACCTCATTAGTACTTGCTCTAAGAGTAACATCAACATCTAATATTCGAGCTCTTGGCTCATGTCTATGTACGGTTTCAATAATTCTATCTGCTATTTCATTAGCATCAATCTCAGTATCTGTTTCAAACATAAAGTCTGAAAGGTTACCACCAAAAGATGTATCAAACGGTTTTTCCATTTGATTTGTCATTAATAAAGTCTTTACAGCTTGTTTAACAGCAGCTGCATTTGATTTCTTGTATAGATCGCCAGCCGGCTTTGCCGCAAATGAAAGGTCCATATCTAGATATGAAGCTTTACGAGCTCCAATTAGACTCTTGATATTGGTGTTACCGTCTTCAATCGAAAAAGCTTTTACTGGCATATTAAATCTCCGTAATCCTATTTATATCGAAACTCAGCGACATTCAATTAGTTCATTTGTGCTTTGTACTACATTATTAAATCGAGTTTCAATCTCATTCTTATAAGTTGCGGTGTAACCGCCTGCTTCAAACTTTGGCATGATTATAATGATCTGCGTATTCAATGCTCCGTCTGGATCATAGGTATCATAGTCAAGTATCATCTTTTCAAACTTTAAACTGTCTTTCCACCATGTTGCTAGATCAAATGCCTTCTCGTGTGCACTCGTACCGTTAAGGCCATATAGTTCATAAACAACCGCACGACCTTGTGACTTGAGATCATTGATACCATCGGTGGTAATAGTTTCTCCACTCGATGGAACATATATCCCCTCTGCGACAGATAAACGGTAATCTTCAAATAAGTCACCATCATCCATAAATTCTCTTAATAGATTTGCATGTGGTACAAGATGTTTTGCAATTTCTTGTCTATCTGCATTAGTTGTTACATGATCAAAGTTAGCTCTATCTCCATAACTACCAAGGAACCGTGCAATACGTACTCCCTTTTGTAATTCAGTAGTAGTATCGATATCGTATAGGCGAGGATCATATTGTGGATCTACAGATAATGTTTCGGTTACATTCTGTACTTTTCCTTTGAATCGTTTAGCTTCTGCACCGACACTCTTACCAATAACCTGTTTGCCTCTTACATATCTTGGAGTAGCATCATTCTTTACAATTCGTTTAACTTCTGACGGTGTACCATTACCATATTCAGGCGATAGTGTACCTTCTGAAACAACTGCACCAATAAATGTTTCATTAACTTGATTCAGTATATCTCTTAACTTAGATCTGATTTCTGGTAGATCAAGTGTTCTTTCTGATACACCGGCGTAGTCTGCAACTCGATTAATCATATTATAAAGGACATTGCCCGGATCAAGATTAATCACCTTAGCCGCCATCTCACCTTCATGAATCAATGAATTCATAATCGTATTAGTAGGTAATACAGTGGCCTTTGCATCTACCGATGTTGACGAAGCAGAGTAGCCATAACCAGAGCCAGCATGTGATCCACTTGATGGGTGATAACCTGCTTCGTTTGATTTCATAGCTTGAGTCGCTGTACCCTGCAGATCACCATATACTGTTGGTACAGTTACAGTATCACCTGCAGTAATTGAATGTCCTGTATACATGTTATAGTTGTACATCACTATGTTCTCACCACCTATTGTGCCTGAGTCCCCTGCAACAAGAAGACTTTTTGCATCAATATTAATACTCGGAGAAGTAAGGATTGCTTCAGTCTGCGATGTAGTCCTTAATATACCTTTTGTATTGTAGTCAACTGCACCACTTACGATATGTGTTTCGTTTGACTTAATCATTGTATCAAGGCTACCGTGTATAAACTCTGTCTTATTACCAGTAATCTGTTGTGATACATTCTTATTTACTAATGATTGGAAGTTCTTATTAATGTCTTGACGGTATGCACCTTTAATATCTTCGACATGGTCAGCACCGACTTCTACATTATAGTCACCACCAACTTTAAGAGTATAATCACCTTTTACACTGAGATTTAGATTACCATTATATTGTATATCACCATCACCTTCGATAATAACCTTTTCATCACCAGCACTAATACGAATAGTATTACGTGTAGAGTTAATAATAATAGATCCATCAGGTAACATATCAATACCGGTACCAGACGAATGTTTGATAAGGATACGATTACGGCCAGGTGTATCATCATATTCTGTTACATGGCCGGATACAAATTCTCTTACTTGATTCTTTGTATATTCAGATGCTGGGAAGTCATCGATCTCGAGATCTAAACGCTCTGCACCGCCACCAAGCTTTAGCCTATTCTCATCAATACCACGTGCAGCACGGTTAGTTTGCTGAGTGCCAGAGTACTCTCTACGAGGATACGGGCCAGTTGGATCAAAGAATCCATCATGTTGAATGCCTTGAGTTTCGGCAAGTGATCCGACTTTGGCTTTTAGTTGTTCATCACTAGGTGTTGGCATTAATCGCCTCCTCCAAATCCGTCTTCTACCGCAGCAATATTAGCTTCTGATGATGCTGCAAGATTAACATTATATTGTCTATGTGCTTCGTCATATAGATTACTATTTCTTGGTAGCACAATATTGTTTTCAATTGCACCTTGTAATATACCGAGCTCTTGTATTTTAACAAATGCAACATTTGGTTCACTATACTTTGTTGCAAAATCATGCCTTGATTCTGGAAAGTAAGCATATGAAATAGCTTCTGTAATCGATTCAAACTGTTGAGAAACTCCGAACTCTGTCCTTGTTGCAGTATATTTATTCCTTTCATAATCATATGATAATCGACTAATACGAAATGCTAAATCAATACGATCAGCTGCAGCTGCTGCAGTTGTTTCTGCTTTCGGTGTTCTCTTTGGTATATAAGGTTTACCAATCTTAGCTCCTAGTGATCTCATATAATCAGGAACATTAAAACCTGGGCCTGTATGTGGACCAAAGATTTCATCCCAACCCAGTGCTCTACCTCCGGGATTGACATGGAGGAATGCAGATGCAATCATCTTAAATGAATTATATTGAGCTTCGTTAATTGATTGAGGACTATATGTAGAACTAGTTTTTTCTCCAGCCGGCACTGCATGTCCTGCATCGAAGATAACATTTACACCATATTTTAATAGGTTGTTTGCTGTCTTCTGAAGGTCTGCAGACTGATCACCTAATGGATAAACACCGAACTCTTCGAGTGGTAGCATTCGAGTTACAGTGCCATCCTTTTCAATAAAGAAATGACCGGGACTATTTTTCTTTTGTTCTGCTAAAGTCTTTGCTTCAGGTATTGCTTCATAAAATGCTTTCATAATATCATTGAATTGTTTTGGTATTACAGATCGATCTGCAGCAGATCCTGTCCATTCAACAGTAAGCGTATGATATTCTCTTCTTACTGATTTTAAATCAAGAATTAATTCTTCTACACTATGCACTTTTGTATATAGAGGTGAAGGAGATGCAGCACCTGAAGTAATTGCACCTACTTCTTGTATAGGTGTTGATGGCTTTGTATTCATTATTGGACCGTCTTCAATCACATCAGATAATTGAGTAAATCCGCCTTTGTTAACAATATCAGGTATATCAATACCAGTTGTCTGATCAATGCCACCGATAGCACCAGGAATTTCAACTCCGAGTTCTTTTATTGTAGGTATGCCTTGAGTCGAAGCTGCAATGTTACCCATCATATTTGCTTTATCAACTCCGATTGCTCCGAACTTGTTTTTTTCAATAACATCTGTAATTGCTCCGAATCCCGCTCCACCAGCGGTGCCAGTGTTAGCTTTGAATCTGGAAAGCAAGTTATCAACTGTACCACTACTCTGAGCCATTGGATCACCAACTTTAATACCTAATTTAGGATCTGCAATCTTTGATTTGAAAGAACCAAATGGATTGTCAAGAGTAGCCATTTGTTTAGAGGCAATATCTTTTACATCTGTTACCGCATCACTACTATGATCTTGTTGCACTGTTGCAGTCAAAGCATCAGCATCAATCTTACTTACTAAAGCAGACACTGCCATAGGATCTAAACCTATTTCTCTAAATTTTTCTTGTGCAACTGGATCATTCGCTGCACTATTAGCCTGATTCACCGCATCTTTAATCATTGCCGGTGATAAAGCTTTTGCTTCGGTTAACGCTTTCTCAATACCTTTTGGACTACCATCAGCTATGATTTGATCTACTACTACATCAGATCGAGTGGATCGAGCTGTAAGAGTATCAATCGCGCTTTTCTGAGTAGGCACTGATACAGTTGCAACTTTTGGTACAGATGCACCCATCTGAGATGGTGTAGGATCTTTTTTCTTACCGCGTGGCTTTGCAGATTCTGCTATTGATTTAAATCCAGAAACAGTTTGACCGAAGGTTGCAGAACCTGATGCAAATTCAGAAAATAATTTAAGTGCTTGTCTTTCACGTGCTTTTACTGCTGCCTTTTCCGTAGCAGATAATTCTCTTACTTCCTTTTGTTTATTTTTAAGAGGAATACGTTTAACAGGTTTTAATTGATTCCCATTAATAGGATTCCCATCTCTATCTACTACAATAGCCATTATGTACACAGTCTCCTAAATATTTCTTCTGCAGCTTCCACTCTATCTTTTTGTTTTTTAACCTTTGGATTCTCAAATCGTGATTCAAATATAAAAGTAGCTTCCTCGATTGTCTTAGCTTTCTTTAACTCTGCGTATTTGTAATATGTTTTGTGATCATTTAATTCTTTAATCGTAAAAAGCAATTGCGCATATAAAGTAGTCCATGATAAGTTACGTTCGGCTGCAAATGATTGTAGATTCTGATATCGATATCCTGCATTCGAAGATGAGTTCCATTGCGCTATACCAAATGATCTTTCAGGCGGTGCAGACTGAGCAATAGTATTTAAGTCTCCGCCAGACATTGATGCACCGGATTCGATATAGAAATTTCCTAGAATACCACATGCTACATGCGGTTCGAATCCACCACCTTCTTTTGTAAGAAAAAAGTTAAATGCCTTTTCAATATTGTCAGCTCCGACAAGATATCTATTATCAACATCAGTATTATCGATAGGGCCAATCCCAGGTGGATAATGTACTCTTTCATCATGTTGTAACTGATCTGCTACTGTTGATTCAGTATCGAGCATTTGAGTAGTAATAGGTCTTTCATATTTTGGAACAGATCCAAGTACTAGTGGCAATTGAGAATCCTTACCATCCATAAAGACACCATACACTTGAGCTTGTACTTTTATACCGATATTAGTACCGATACCAGAAGATCCACCTTCTGTTACTGGTATTACAACTTGAGCCCACGGTAAATCGCCATCTTCAATATGAGCTGTATTATGAGTATGCATACCAAAGATTCTTACTTTAATTCTGCCAAGTTCCAATGGATCATTAATATTAACCACTGTTCCCATAAACCATCGAGTATTGTCACCATAATACTTCATGATAATATTCCTAGAATTGAGTCTTCTTTATATGAAGATATTTTTACACACTGCAATGTTAACATATATTTTTCTGCAGTAAGTGTATGCTTAGCTGCGTATATGATATAGTCACCGGATTTCTTTGTATCTATTTTGGATTCAGAATCTGCTGGTCGATTAGCCAAGAATAATACTCTTACCGTATTGCCGATTGTTCTATGGTAGTCTCCGGAAATAAATCCTCTACCATCAATTACTATATTGATAGGAGATTTAATAAGAAAACTTTTTAGTGCTTTACCAATCGATTTTTTATTATGTGATTCTGCATCACTCTCTTGATCTATAGACTTAAATTGATTTGATCCATCTTCAAAAGCACCGGATTGAGAAAATTGTGATATGTGTTCTGATTCATATTTCTGTATAGCTTTTTCATTGATCTCATAATTATTTGAAAATGTTACTCTTTCGTATTCTTTTAATTCAAGTTGAGATAATGCATCATTCTCAATATCAAATGAATGTGTTTTATATCTACCTGTTAAACTATCATAGAAAGAATATTTAGCTCCGACTACACCTTCCCTTATTCGACTATACATATCATCATTATTTTCTAATGAATATGATTTTATAGGAATCATTTCCTGAGAATTTCGTACTTCTGCAAAACCTTCGGCACTTCCATGTAAGAAAGGCAACTTTATATTAACAGGAGTTTGAGTTAACATTGCATTTAAATCTGTATAGAACAAATCATCCGATTGAAATGTAGAGAACAAATATGTAGGTAATCCATTTGCATTAGTAAGTCGTGATTTAATCCAAGATAAAGCTCTTAACGGTGAAAGATTAGGAATAATCATTTTCATTTTATCTTGATATGTACTAGAAGAAGTAAATTCTTTTATACCTTTACCAAGATATTCTTCGGTAATAGCTTTCATAATCGTAAGAGGATTACCTTTATACGCACGATTAACATTTATAAGATTTGATTCATATTCTGAATATTCTATTAAGTTCAAAAAGATAGCTTCTGTTGCTTCATTATTTTTCTTAGCAGAAATTACTTTATGTACAATAAACTTTTTAGATATTGACTTAGGCATATTAGGATTTTCAGATTGGTTTAGAAATATAGTAATTGTTTCTGCGCCTTGAAAATCCATTCTATCATAGAGTCTCATAGAGTCAACAATAGCAATTTTACCGGTAAGGTAGTTGTTTTCTATATTTTCAAATATCTCAATGTCAGTAACTACTCCTAAAATTTCTAAACCATTTTGATCTAAAAATCGAGAGGAATTAATAATTACACTTTCAAGGGAATAACCCTTTACTGATTCGGTATTACTTGACATTATGAATTAATAGCCTGTTTAAAGAGTGCCACTACCTGATTAATAAGATCCGGTTTTACTACTTTAATATGTTTTAGATTATCATTATCTTTTATGTATCTATCTAGATGTGTTACTTCTGTAAGCTGTGCACCGGGTCCAACGGCTGGATCAATATCTACTATTTCACCACTACCATTCTCGTAATGATGTGCTGACAAATATTCTAAAGATGCACCGGTTGTAGTAACTGTTTGAGTACTAACAGCAGCAGATACGTTACTTACTGCTTCACCTATTGCAAATGCAGATTGCGCTGCCACAGTAACTTGGCCAATATCTAAATTTCTACGAAGCACTGATCCTCTAGAAGCAGTGTTTAGTCCAACTACAGTTTCACCA